TTTCCCTCATCAAAAAGATGAGTTCCAAAAGCCATTTCCGCAGTCTAAGTCATGAACTTGACGATTCTGTGGGCGCACCCCTCCCTAGCGTAGGGGAGGATGGTTCCACGGCCGGACCTGTCGTAATGGACGACAAATTAGGCCAAGAGGGCAAGAGTAAATATATCTTGGACCCTTCCACTATTGAACGTTATAATAGTGGTTGTGCACCGGTCGTTGGACCAGCACGTTCGGAGGCCCTGATCAAGGGATTAGAGGAAGTCCTCTCCCACCATGGAGCGAAGAAAAGAATCCTTCGAGCTCTATGGGATCAGGTTGGTAATTATCTTAGTGGTTCTACTGAGAAGGTATGGATGAAGCGATCGAAAGATCTCCTCTCCTACTTCTTAGCAGTCTATTTAGATAATGCTCCCCCTGCTTCGCCTTATATAAGATTTCAGGCGACAGGCATTCTGAAGAAGTGGTTTAACAATCGTTTGAAAGTTTATAACCACTCCAATACCCATCTTTGGTCATCTTGGAACCAAGCAAAGCGTTGTTCCCTCCCTGTTTCAAAGGAGTACGTGAACTTAAGCTACATAGATCATGAGATTACTTTAACATTTCCCGACCCTGGCGACCGGCAGCTCATCGATGATATGATGAGGAATAGAACATTCCAAAAAGTTCTACAAACTGTACGAAAAGCCGTAGCTGCAACACACTTAGAGAAGTGGTTGGAAACTATTCCTTCTACAAGCGCTTGTTCCACATCATCTAGGAAAGATGGCGGGCAGCAGAATGCAGTTCTTGAATTCGCTGAACGATTAAATGAACAGCAATTATTGGACTCTGTAGATTTTCTACAGGGTGGGGAATCCCTAAATTCCCTAGAGTCTGATGAGAGCCTTTATGAACAATTGTTCGGTGAGCCCTATACCCCTCTAGAGGTAAAGAATCCTTATGTGTATAATCCTGATGACGATGAGGAAGACGAAGAAGAGTCTACGAATCCTCATGATCAGAATGATTCTGTGATTTTTGATCCAGAGTTCCACTCCATGAAGTGGTACCCCTATATTAAGGAGGAAGGAGGTCAGTCCGTCCGGACAACCTACCAGGCACATGGTTATGATGAGTGGCGGTCTCTTAAACAAGTTGAGAGACTACCTGTCCCTTATCCCCTTAACGCATGTATTCAAGGGCTGTCGGAGCCTTTAAAGGTTCGTGTCATCTCTAAAGGAGATGCCGTTCCTTACTACTCCATGAAGTTACTTCAAGAAAGTATGCATGGAATCCTTAGAAAAATGTCTTGTTTTTGATTAATTGGTCGTCCTTTTTTGGAGGACGATCTTTTAGATCTTAT